ACAACCTAGTCAAATTGATGTGTCTGAGCAGGCACCTGAATTTGTAGCTTGGGTTGATAAGAACAAATGGTATGAGACTTCCCAACCTATGCGTGCCTATGCAGATGCATTGGGTCGTGATTTAGCTAGAGGTGGGATGACCCCAAATAATGTTCTTAAAGAAGTAGAAAAACAAGTACGAGAAGAATTCCCTAATAAATTCCGTAATGCTAACCGAGATAAACCCGGTGCAGTGGAAGGAAGTTCTCGTAAAGGTAAAGAACAGGCAGATACTTTTACTCTGTCTGACGATGAGCGTCGAGTGATGGACCGATTTGTACGTTCTGGTGTAATGACCAAGGAAAAGTACATTGAAGATTTAAAATCCGTTAGAGGAGTTTAACATGGATAACATTAAAGAAGCAATTGCGAAAGCACCGAGTGGTCGTCCGCAGCGAGTTCCTGTTGGTACTCGTAACGTTTTAACTGTAGCTGGTAAAGACCCCAACTATGAATATAGAATTATTAATGACACGGGAGATCGTGTGCAGGAATTTGTAGATGCAGGCTATGAGCTTGTTTCTGATGATTCCGTAAAAGTGGGTGACAAGCGAGTTAACAAAGCTTCGTCTGAAGGTTCTATTGCACAACTCTCCGTGGGACAAGGCCAAAAAGCTATTGTTGTTCGGATTAAAAAAGAGTGGTATCAAGAAGACCAAAAGAAGAAGCAAGATAAAGTTGATTTGCAAGAGAACGCCACTAAATCAAAAGCTCTTGATGGTACTTATGGTAAACTCGATATTACTCGAAGTTAAATAAAATTAAGTGCTGTTAGGGACTTCAATTATTTGCTTATTTGGAGAATTACTAATGGCAAGTGTTTCGCGTATTAACGGGTTTCGTCCCGTTAAAACAATCACTGGTGCACCCTATAATGGGCAAGCCAATGTGTATTTTGTCCCTGCCTCTGACTCTACTGTTATTATGGTTGGGGACGCCGTTAAACTTCTTGGAGATGCTCGTGTAGCCTCCGGTGTTCCGACGGTGACTCGTGTTTCTGGTGCTACTGACATTCCTGTTGGAATCGTTGTTGGTATCTTGTTTAGTGGTGTTGGTAATGAGACGACTAACATTCCTCCGGTTAACGACCTGAACACTCCGGTGTATCGTCGTACCCTGACGGATCGTTATCTGCTTGTTGCTGATGACCCTAATTTGGTTTATGAAGTTCAATACGCTGGTACTTCTGTTGCTTCTGCAACGATTACCGCTAACGTTGGTCTCAATGGTCAGTTTACGCTGACTGCTGGTTCTACGATTTCTGGTTTGTCTGGTATGCAATTGGATTCTGCTGGTCTTGCTACGACTGCCACGCTTCCTTTGAAGATTGTTGGTTTCCCCAACCGTCCTGATAATATTCCGGGTGACACGTACTTTAGCTACTGGGTTAAGCTTAATGCTACCTCGTTCGCTACTGGCACTGGTTCTGCTGGTACTTAATCAATAAAGGAGATATAGTATATGTCTACTATGAATAGTGGCTCGTTTGCAAAGGCCCTCTGGCCTGGTGTTAACGCCTGGTATGGTAAATCGTATGATGAGTATGCAGTAGAATACGACCAACTCTTTGATAAATTTACTTCTAGTAAAGCATTTGAAGAGGATGTCGGTGTATCTTCGTTCGGTCTTGCTGTTAGCAAAGCTGAGGGTACTCCGATTACGTATGATTCGGAGCGTCAAAGCTTCATTACTCGTTATCAACATGTGGTGTACGCCCTCGGGTTTATCATCACTCGTGAGGTAATGGATGATGATCAGTATGACGTTGTGGGTCAACGTAAAGCTCAAGGTCTTGCCTTCTCTATGCGTCAGACGAAAGAAGTTGTGGCTGCAAACGTCTACAACCGTGCTTTCAACTCCAGCTATGTTGGTGGTGACGGTGTTTCGCTGATTAATGCCTCGCACGTTCTGCTTAAAGGTGGTACTTGGTCTAACCAAATCTCCACTGCCTCGGACTTGTCCGAAGCTGCTTTGGAACAAGCTTGCATTGATATTGCCGGCTTCACCAATGATGCTGGTTTGCTGATCGCAGTGCGTCCTGAGACGCTGATTATCCCCCGCCAGCTTATCTTTGAAGCAAAGCGTATTCTGGGTACGGATGGTCGTGTTGGTACTGATAACAATGATCTGAATGCAATCAAAACCCTTGGTTCCATTCCTAAAGTTGTTACCAACCACTTCCTGACGGATACGGACGCATGGTTCATTCGTACTAATGTGCCACATGGCATGAAGTACTTTGAGCGTCGTGGTGACCAGTTTGATATGGATAATGATTGGGATACTGAGAACGCTAAGTTCAAAGCTACCGCCCGTTATTCGTTCGGTTGGACTGATCCTCGGGGTCTCTACGGCTCTGCTGGCGCTTAATCCATAATTTAGGGAGCTTCGGCTCCCTTCTATAAAGGAAATAAATTATGGCAATTGTATTTGTCCCCGGTCAGGTTGCTGTAGGCGATCCTGCTGCTGGCACTGGACCCAGTGCTACAAGTAACATTAAAGACGTATTAACTAAAGTAATTAAGCTTACTTCAGCTAACTTCAGTACTGGTGGTGTTAATACCCAAGTGGCTGTGTTGCCTGCTGATGCTACTATGCTTAATATGCGTCTGTATGTTAAGACTCAGTTAGCTGGTGGAGGTATTACTGCTGCTACTTATAGTGTTGGCTCAGCTTCCGCTGGCACACAATTTGTGAATGCAATTACTGCCTTTGCTACTGCTGGTACTAATGTAATCGTGTCCCCATTGTCGAATATTATGCAAAATTATAATATTCCATATGGTGCAGATATTCAAATTTGGGTGAATGGTACGGCAACCACAGGTACTCCTACCTCTGGTGAACTGTATTTAACTATTGAATATACTCGGTG